ATCTACTGGAACTTGTACACTTACAAATGATGACGTTCCAGTTGCAACATTGGGAGAAGACCCAATTGTTATTACAGATGCAAGCACAACAATACAAGTTAAACATCAAGATCATCATATGTATGATGTTGTTAATAATGTAACGATAGATAAAGTATCATCTGGACTAACAACAACTTTGGAATCTGCAATCACTAGTACTAGTTCTATAATAGAATTGTCGAGTGGAACTAATTTTGGCAACACCTCTGGAATTTATAGTAATACCACTGGTGGATCTGGTGGAACATTTACTATTAAAATTGGTGATGAAATTATAACATATACAACAATTAGTGGGAGTACAATATCTGGAGCTATCCGAGGTGTGAACAGCACAACTGCAACTACACACGCAGCTGGCGCGACAGTTGAATTTTATCAGGTGTATAGAGTGCCTCTTACAGAAATAAACAAAACACACACTTCTATTGGAAATACAGGAATTGATAGTTATACAATTACCTCATCAACTACTCCAGAAGTAGGGGCAACTGGTTCTTCTGTTCAAGTTGGTGGTACAACTGCAACTGCAACTGAAAACGCATTGATGGATTATTTTTCAACAAATATTGAAACACTGGCACTACCTAAAACTGCAATAACTGCTAATGCATTGGTAACTACTGGAACAAGCCCATCGGGTTCTCAATCGTCATATCTAAATACTAGAAATGATGAATCCATTAGTCCAATAAATTTTGCATTGAATGATAATTACGAACTTGATAAACCATATATTATTGCTTCTGCGATCAATGAAACAAATGAACTGGGTGGCAGAAAATCTTTAGAAGTAAGACTCAATATGAGTACAACCGATGCTGCACTTTCTCCTATAATTGATACAGGAAGAATGGGCATAATAACAGTTGCAAATAGACTAGATAATATTGATTCATCATCTGATGTTTTTCCAACTACAGATTTTGTATCGTCAAATGAAAATGAGGGCGATAGTAACACAGCTATCTATCTTACTAAACAAGTTAATTTAGCAATCCCAGCAACAAGTTTAAGAGTTATAGTAGATGTTCATAGACCATCAACTTCAGATGTAAAAGTTTTATATAAACTTTTAAGAACAGACAGTGCAATAGATTTTGACGATCTTGCTTTTGAATTTTTTAATCCCAATTCCTCACAAGGGGCTGGTTCACCTGATACAACTATTGCTCCAGCAACAACTAGAGGATCATTCACCGAATATCAATATAGTGCTGGATTAAGAGATAATGGTGGAGGAGATATATTAGACGAATTTTCAGGATTTCAAGTTAAAATTGTTATGCAAGGAACAAACTGTGCGGCTCCACCTAGACTTAAAGATTTAAGAATTTTGGCATTGGACAAAGGTTATGGATAGTGATATAAGACAAGTAGAAGGATTTCCAGACTTAGTAAAGGACATGAAAACTGGTGCGGTTATTAACACTAATCACAGTGCATATGCGGCCGCAAGAAAAAGAGCTGCAGCTGCACAAGCACAAAGAGATGAAATACGCAACACTACAAGAGAGATAAATAACTTAAAGTGTGAAATGCATGAGATTAAAAATCTCTTAAACAAATTAGTAGAGAGTAAATAATAATGTCAATATCATCGACACAAGTACTTCCTGATAATACACTTGAAGAATTCAGAATTGAGTTTAATAAACTAGTTACTGATGTTACAGGTATATCATCAGGAAACACTTTTGATACTCAAATAATCTTTGAAGGTGCAACAGCTGATGCCTTTGAAACTACGTTAAGCGTTACTGACCCAACAGCAGATCGTTCTATTGTATTTCCAGATCAATCAGGCAATGTTCTTTTAGACAGTGCAAATATAACTCTTGATGTTAATTTGACTGCTACTACTTTAGCTGGTAGAAAACCAATTAAAACTGAATTTAATGCTTCTGGTGCAGTTACGGCTACATTAACTGCCGCAGAATCAGGTTCTACTGTATTAATTCATGGTACTAACAATAACATAATTAACTTACCTGCTGCAGCAACAACAAATCCAGGCTTATATTATGACTTTATAGTTTTAACAGCTGTAGGTGGTAGTACAAGTACAATTGTTAATATTGATGGGTCTGGTGGTCAGTTTGTTGGCGCGTTAAGTCTTGCTGGTGGAACGGCTGCAAACGCAGTCTTAGATGTTGCTGGCGATGCATTTACATTCGTTAGTAGTACAGTAGTTGGTTCAAGAGCAAGAATAACTTGTTTGACAGACGATGGTACAAATGGAGTTTGGCAGGTAGAATCACTTTCATCTCCAATCGCCACTATTGATTAAATATATGGTATAGGGTACAACCCTTGAACATTATAAATATGTAGAAAGGGGAAAAGAGTATGGCCGTACCATCAACAAAAGCTACATTAAAAACATACTGTCTTAGAGCTCTAGGTTTCGGTGTTATCGATATAAATGTTTCAGACGATCAGGTAGATGACCGTTTAGACGAAGCACTCCAATATTTCGCACAATATCATTATGATGGTATTGAGAGAATGTATCTTAAACATCTCATAACATCAACAGATGTTACTCGTGCAAGAGGAAACTCAGACACTACTGCGACAGATGTGGTGGACACCAGTGTAACTGCAACTTGGAGTGAAGGAAACAATTGGATTCCTATTCCAAACTCTGTAGTATCTGTTACCAGAGTATTTCCATTTACTGACACAGGCGGTGGCAGTAATATGTTTGATGTTCGTTATCAATTACGATTGAATGACCTGTTTGATTTTTCTTCAACGTCTGTCATTCAATATGAAATGACAATGCAGAATTTAGATTTCCTAGAACATATTCTTGTGGGAGAAACACCCATTCGTTTTAACCAACATCAAAATCGTCTTTACGTTGATATGGATTGGGAAAACGATATAACTGCTGACGTAGACTATATGATTATCGAATGTTATCGGAAGCTTGACCCAAATTCATTTACAGATATTTACGATGACATTTACTTAAAAAGATATGCAACTGCACTTATCAAAAGACAGTGGGGTGCAAACTTGTCTAAGTTCTCAGGGGTTGCAATGTTAGGTGGTGTCACTATGAATGGTGAAACCATATTCAGTCAAGCAACAGAGGAATTAGAAAAACTAGAAGAACAAATACAATTAGCATTTGAGCTCCCAATCAATTATATGATAGGATAACAGATGGCAATTAATTCGTTTTTCCATACAAGTAATGTCGCCGCAATAGCAACCGAACAATCTCTCTACAGCGATCTAATAAAAGAAGCAATACAGATTTATGGCCATGACGTTTATTATCTTGATCGCACATTAGTTGCAGAAGATACTATACTAGGCGAAGATTCACTTTCTAAGTTTACACAACAACACCCTATAGAAATGTACATTGAAGATTCAGAGGGTGGGTTTGCAGGCGAAAAAGAAATAATGAGTCAGTTTGGTTTAGAAAATTTAAGTGAAGTTACTTTCGTTGTAAATAAAACAAGATTTCAAGAACTAGACCGACAGATGCAAATAGAAACCGCAACAGACACGACTTCTGGCGGTTCTATATTATTAGAGTCAGGAACGATAGACCAATCAGATAGTTCTACTACTCTGTCAACTGCATCGGGCGATTCTAATTTTTATATTATACAAGACACATCTGCGACAGACGCAGACAGACCAAATGAGGGAGATGTAGTATATCATCCTGTACTTGACAAAATGTTTCAAGTTAATTTCGTAGACCACGATGAGCCATTTTATCAACTGGACAACAATCCAGTTTACAAACTAAGATGCCGTCTGTATGATTATAGTGCAGAAGTTATTGATACAGGTATTGCAGACATTGATGCGATTGAAGATGAACTATCAACAAATGCTCTAGTTCATCAATTTACAATGGAACAGTCTTCAGCTGTAACAGAAGAAATAAGACTTGAATTAGGAACTGGTGACGATGCAGGACTACTACTTGAAGAAACAGACGGTGATAACATACTTGGTGAAAGTGATTCTACCTCTGTAGGTGAAAGTATGTTGGTCGAAAACTCTGCTGATACAGGTGACAATTCTTATCTCATACAAGAGGACTATATAGTAGGAGATATGGTGACTGACAAGACTGCACAAAATGAGTTGTTTAATACACAAAGCGTGACAGTTCTAGATTTCAGCGAATCAAACCCATTTGGAGATGTAGGGAGTAATACATAATGCTAGGACAACAATTTTATCATGAAAGTATAAGAAAGGTTATTGTTTCATTTGGAACAATGTTTAACAACATAAACCTTGTTCGTAAAGATAATTCTGGAAACATAAGTCAGTCTATGAAAGTTCCTCTTGCGTATGGCCCAAGAGAAAAGTTTTTAGTGCGATTGAATGAAGATGCAGACTTGACGAAACAAGTCGCAATTACCTTACCTCGTATTGGATTTGAAATTCAAAACTTAGAATATGACGCAGGACGTAAACTAAATCGGGTTCAACGATTTAAAAAGGTTAAAGGTGCTCAAGCCAAACAGTTAGACGCACAGTATATGCCTGTACCGTATAATCTATCAATAGAACTATACGTTATGGCAAAACAATCTGATGACGCATTACAAATTGTAGAACAAATTCTTCCATACTTCCAACCAGACTATACATTGACAATTAATGATAATGTTGCGATGGATAGTAAAAGAGATGTTCCTATTGTACTAAATTCTATTTCGTATGAAGATAATTATCAAGGAGACTTTACAACTCGTAGAGCATTGATATACACTTTGTCATTTACTGCGAAGTTTTATTTGTATGGCCCTGTCACTTCTAGTAAGGTTATTAAAACTGTACAAGTTGACCAATACACTGACGTAGAAGTTAATTCGCCGAAAAGAGAACAAAGACTTACAGTTACACCAAACCCAACAAGTGCTGATGCAGATGATGATTTTGGATTTAACGAAACTACATCTTTCTTTGAAGATGCAAAAGACTTTAATCCAGTAACAGGTTCAGATGAATAAAGATACTACGTTACGACTTGATAAAACTTTAGGTGTTATAGAAAAGATTGTTCCAGAATCAACTGACATTGAAAAAAGACTTGGTGATGCTAGAGATGGTCATCCACAAAATCCAGCCTTTAATGCTGAAGACATTGACAATGATTACAAATATCAAAGAGAAAATCTTTATAACTTGATTGAACGAGGTCAAGATGCGATTGATGGTATTCTAGAACTTGCGAAAGAATCAGAACACCCAAGAACATACGAAGTTGCACTTAATGGTATCAAGCAAGTTGCAGAGGTTACAGAAAAACTTGCAGACCTACAAGAAAAAATGAGAAAATTGAAAGAAGTACCAGACCACGCACCAAGAACAGTAAACAACGCACTATACGTTGGTTCTACAGCTGAACTACAAAAGATGTTAAAAGAAAAAAAATAACATTTTAGATTTACAATTAGGATTATATTATGAATGTAGAAAGACAACAATTGTGGCCTACCACAATTTTTAATTACAAACTAGAAAACTTAGATAATGAATCAATCAAAAGTGAAATATTAGAAAGAGAAAAACGAGGTTGGGGATTTCAATTTAATCC